AAATCTTGGTAAACTTATTGAGAAAATGGGTAAAGGGGGAAACACAGAGAAACAATTAAACTTTGTGAACCCCAGTCAACAGATTTTAACAGAAGGGACAGAAAATGTTGAATCTAAATAACGCAGCGGTGTCAGAGGCACCAACACAAACACGCACTCTTATTCCAAACGGAACAGTATGTCGTGCAATCATCGTGGTAAAAATGGGTGATACTGAAATTTCAGAGTTTGGTAATGGAATGTGGTTTAAAAAATCTCAAACGTCCAACGCCAAATGGATGGAACTAGAGTTCACAGTCGTTGGCGGTGAATATGACAAACGTAAGTTCTGGCATCGTATTTTTCTAGACGGTGACAAGATGGGTGCAAGCGGTATTCCAGTGGCAAAAGAGATTGGTTTATCCACTCTTAGGTCAATTATCGAAAGCGCAAATAGTATTGATCCATCTGATATGTCAGAGACTGCGGTTCAAAGGCGAAACATTGGTGGCGTTAATGACTTGAGTGGAATGGAAATTTGCGCTAAAGTCGGAATTGAAAAAGGCACAGGCGGCTATGAGGACAAAAATAAACTCATGGCAGCAGTGACGCCGAACCAGAAAGATTTTATCCCTTCTGGACAAGCACCGATGGCGCAAGCTCCTGCGGCTCAACCGCAACAGGCAGCGCAACCAACGTCAGGTGCAGTTCCAAGTTGGGCTAATAGGTAAATCTAGCGGCACAGGTTTTTCCACACCTGCTAGACCTCGCACAGGGGGGGCGAGGCCAATACCCCCCACCATCTAGACTGAAGTGGATTCGGATATGTTACTGCGCCCTTACCAAGAGGCCGCTATCAATGATGCTTGTAAAGCATTAGATAAGCACAAAAACACAATCGTTGTTGCGCCCACAGGGGCGGGTAAAACAATCATGCTGTCTGCGCTTGTCGGTGAAAGGTTTAAAAAAGGTCAAAGAGTTCTTGTCATGCAGCATAGGGACGAACTTGTTGATCAAAACAAATCTAAGTTCGAGCGTATTAATCCATACATCACAACAAGCATTGTGAATGGATCAATGAAGGACTGGAGCGGGAATACTATATTCTCTATGGTTCAAACAATATCCAGAGATAGAAATCTTATGGATCGGCCTGCTTTCGATATGTTGGTGATTGATGAAAGCCATCACGCAGCAGCCGACACATATTTAAAAGTTATTAATACAGTTAAAGAAGACAATCCAAAAGCAGAGATTGTAGGCTTTACTGCTACGCCTAACAGAGGCGATGGAAAAGGTTTGCGAAAGATATTCAATAACTGTTCGCACCAGATCGACATTACAACACTTATTCGAGAAGGCTTTCTTGTACCACCAAAGTCATATGTAATTGACTGTGGAGTTAAAGATAAACTGAATGATGTGGCTATCAGAGGCAATGACTTTGACATGGATCAAGTCGAGTCGATTATGAACCGCAAAGTTATTAATCAAAAGGTAGTTGAAGAGTATCTTAATCATGCAGAGGGCAGAAAGACTGTTGTATTTTGCAGCACAGTAAAACACGCAGAAGATCTGTTAGAAGAGTTTTTAGACCAAGGTGTCAGGGCAGATATAGTCACAGGAGAAACGCCAAAAGCAGAGAGGGCACAAACGCTCTACGATTTGGTTCATAACGATCTTCAAGTTGTGGTTAATGTATCTGTACTTACAGAGGGATTTGACGCTCCACCAGTGTCGTGCATCATTCTAACCAGACCATGTTCTCAAAAAGCCACAATGGTTCAAATGATCGGGCGTGGCTTACGCACAATAGATCCAGAAGAGTTTCCTGATTTAGTTAAAAGGGACTGCATTGTTTTGGACTTCGGAACAAGCATATTCACGCATGGATCATTAGAAGATGCTGTAAACCTAGAAGAAAAACAAAAAGGCGAAGCACCTCTCAAGCAATGTCCAGAGTGCGAAGCCGTTGTGCCTATGAGTGCTAAGATATGTCCTATCTGTGATCATATCTTTGACAGTGGCGAGAAAGAAGAAAAAGAAGAACTTCATTCGTTTGAAATGACAGAGTTCGATCTAATGCAGATGTCTCCATTTAGATGGATGGATATGTTTGGAGATCAAAGTCTGCGCATGGCTATGGGTTTTGAAGGCTTTGTCGGGGTAGCAAATACATCTGATGTATCAGTTGCAATTGGTAGAAAAACTCAAGGTAAGCTAAAAGTTCTCGCAGTTGGTGGTAGTGTGCAATGCACAGCAGCAGCAGATGATTTCTTGCGAGAGATTGAAGATGGCAATGCCGCCAAAAAGACAAAAAGATGGCTAGATCAACGATTAACGGATAAACAGAGAGTACACCTTGCTAATCAGGTAGTAGATGTGGAGCCATTTGACTTCTCTTGGACGAAGTACAGGGCAGCTTGTATGCTTAGTTTTTTATGGAATAAGCAAACAATTGAGACAACAGTGGAGAGGTATTTATGAAAGACGTAAAAACGCGATGGGCAGTATATGATGATGGGCTTAAAATTTGGTTTAATGGCGTATTAGTCGCTGTAATTGAACCAAGTGAATTTAAGCACATGGTTTCGGATCTTGCGTTATGGTTAAGGCACGATGATGCAGAGGGTCAGGGTGATGGCAAAGTTTGATGTCTTCTTAGTCTTGGTAAAAAGAAAAGATGATGGAGAGGTTTACACAGATGATTTGGAATATGTTTGTTATTGCGATGATACATACAAACACGCTCACATGAGCGATGCAACAAATGAACTTATTCAAGAAGAGGTTAATGACTCAGAAGACGAAGTTTTGTTCGGGTCAGCAGATGTTTCTATTAAAGATAAAGTAAAATTAAAAATAACTTTTAAAAACAAAGATTGCGATACTGAAGAAATAGAAGATTTATTAGATTTAATTTTAGATAAAACAGATCAAACAATACACTGAGGAGGACGTATGAGTAACGAACCAAAGCCAATAAATGAGTTGGCATTTATATTAGGAACATTTGGTTGGGACACCAAATTCTCTGATCTCTCAGAAGATCAGGTTCATGTATTAATATTTGCTTTGCAGGAAGCAGCAAAACTAACAGAGGAAGTTGAAATTGGGACACTCGAAGACAAATACTATAAGTCAACAGGCGCTTGGCCTACTACAAGTATCCCCTTCTGATCCACAAGCAGAGGCAATATCGCAAGCAGTAGACAAAGCTATCGTAGAAAAGAATAGCAAACGCGAACGAAGAAAATATTTGGGAGCTTCAAGCATAGGTGACGAATGCAGCAGAAAGATACAGTATCGGTACTTAAATTATCCACAAGACGAGGGTTCGGGCTTTAGTGCAAGAACACTCAGGATATTCGAGTTCGGTCACTACATCGAAGATTACGCTGCAATGTGGTTGCGGGATGCAGGGTTCGATCTGCGAACAGAGGATAAGATGGGAAAACAATTTGGCTTTTCTATAGCCGATGATGAAATCAAAGGGCACATTGATGGTGTGGTCTGTGACGGTGACGTAGATATGGGCTATCCATGTCTGTGGGAAAACAAGTCAGCGAACGATCAGAAGTGGAAAGGCTTTCAGCGCATGGGGGTAGCAAAGGCAAATCCCGTTTACGCTACTCAGATCGCCTTATATCAAGCGTATATGGAGCTTACGGAACATCCTGCGCTCTTCACAGTGGTAAACAAAAACACATCTGAGATTTACTACGAGTTAGTGCCGTTTGATATGGCGTTAGCACAGTCCGCAAGTGACAAGGCTGTAAATATCTTGACTGCGGCTAAAGCAGGTGACATTCTACCTCGCATAGCTCAAACAAAAGATTTTTTTCTTTGTAAGTTTTGCGAGTTTAGGGAGACTTGTTGGAATAATTAGAAAAAGCGGGGGATAGGCAAAAGGACTATGATCTACCCCCCGAAGAGGTAAATAGGTATATAAGGACAATATAATGTCATTAAGGGTAATTGGCAACACAAGATATGGTAGTGAACCGAGAGATTTAGTCGCAGAGATAACGGATAAAGTTCCGTCTTATGTTCAAATAGATGCTTTAAAAAACGCTTATCCAAACGGAAGAATTGTTCGGAATGAGTTTTATCTGGGATCTTTAAACGGCGAAGCGGGTCAATCTCTCAAGATTAATATAGATCCATCTAGCTCAGAGTTTATGCGAGGCATGGACTTTAACACAGGTGACGGCATCGGGGGCATAACAAAAATCCTGATGGCGGCATACAGTTGGAAAATAAAAGATGTAGCCGAACATTTTGGCACATGGCTGGAAAAACCAAAGACAGAACCACCGATGAACCCAATAAATCCTGCGCTTGCCCAGCCGCAGCAGGAACCACAACCCGAACAAATTAAACAAAAGCGGGTCATCGACTACTCAACGCCATATGATGGTGAGTATTTATACCTTTCAGAAGACGGTGAAATAATCGTTGCTGTCAGGAAATACATAGAACGAGATCAAACTGGTGAAATTGTTCGGGATAATGACGGCAGCGCAAAGAAAGAGTTTCGTCAGTTTCCACGTTTACCAGAAACTAGGCCGTTATATAACCTACCGCAGATTAAAGAAGCAGATCGGGTCATATGGGTAGAGGGCGAAAAGTGTGCTGATGCACTGATCAATCTTGGTCATACAGCAACTTGCACTATCGGGGGCGCAGGGATGCTATCTCAGCGCACAAAAGATAAGTTCGATTTCTCTCCATTGCACGGCAAAGAGCTTATTATATGGCCTGATAACGATGAAGCGGGTCAGAAATTAGCCAAGATAGTGCAAGAGCTTGGTGTTAACGCAGGGGCAAAAGCCGTTACGATGCTTACACCACCTCAGGGTCAGCCAAAAAA